GAAAAGCGCTCCACTCACTATCGAAAAATGGAAATTTCCATTGGGATTTTAATTGGAAATATGAAAACCGTCCCTAATAGATAAAAAGTCGGGGTGGGTTGTGGGTTGGCAATGCCACTGTTTGGCGTTAAGGATTGAAGCGAAGTACCATGTACTGCGAAAAGCCTGACCCGAAGGGTAACGCCCTATTGATGTCTGTAAATCAAGTCAACGAAAGTACTTTCCTTTTTAAACTTACTCCTCACCCAACCCCATAAAAGAATATCACCGCACTCACTAAGGTGTGTTGCTTCTTGTGGTGGTGTGTTAGGGTCAAACTCAGAGCGCTTGTCTTTCTTAATTTCATTACCTACCCTTATGGAGCCTGCTTGCTGTGCTGATACTTGCCAGTCGTGGCAGTTGGTTAGGTTATACCTGAATGTAGGTAGCCTTGTATCCGCACCCTGCATTGTGGCGTTCCATAGCAGGTGCCTGCTCTTGTGGTAGGGTGACTTCCCTATGTACTTTCGATGTACCACCCACCCCTTCTGTTGTAGCGCAGTGGTCCATTCATCAGCGAAGTTAATGTTAGATGATGCATCCTTGCCTCCACTCAACGCAGTGTGGTCATAATAATAATACACCTCTTTCCTTGGATGGTACTTATAGTACTCATCCCAAAGAGCAACACAATCCTTCAGCAATAGGGGGCTAAGTACATATTTGGAAGAAAGGAATTTCCCTACCCCATCCACCAGCTGCCCGGTCACTATAGAATTAATGGCATTGTTGTAATCACATGAGATGCACAGCGGTTGATCACCGGCTATGTCAGAATCCCAACGGCAATCTCTCTTTTGTTCTTTTTTAAAATCGAATTCGAGTGTATCAAAGTAGGCGTAATTCACTGCGTTATACCCGTGCACATCTTCATCTAACTGTGAGTAAAAACTGTTTTCTATTTTATATAATTCCTTATTCAGCACTGATACCTGGAATATGAAGTCAGATAATATCCTCTTAAATAATTTAATCGGCTCCATTCCCAGCGTATGAATATTATCGAGCGTAGATGCATACGAACAGTAAACCGTCCCTTTTCTCAGATCATTTAAATGCTTCTCGAATACTTCAATCGCTTTGGAAATCTTTTTCTGGTTAGCTTCATCTGCTTTATCCAATTGCTCCTGCAGCTTCATTACCTCGGTTTGCAGCTGGATAATTGCATCCACAACCTCAGCATCCATTTCTTGCTTAAAATCTATCAGCCACTTCCCCTTCCTGGTTGTTGGCATGTCTGAAGCGAACAGGAGAGATAGATAGTTCGAAAGGTGTCCATATTCATTCGCCAATCCGGAAAGAGTAAGCAGCGCCTCTTCCTTCAGCTTTTCGTAATTTAGGAATTTCGCCTCATCTGCGCCACCCCATTGGCTGGCCACTCCGTTGATGGTGCCGGGCCTGTCCTGGCTCACCAGATAAATTCCCGATCCGTTATACCATGATATGTAATGATCCGCCTTCAGTGGGTAAATATATGCTCGGGGAATTCTAAATTTTTCCGGAGGAAACTTTTGTATCCAAAAATGTACATCCGGGTAATAGCCTAACATTTCCCAGCCGGCAATCACTGGTGGAAGTGTCCTGGTTAAAAGTTGCTCATACGTGGACCCGAGAAAAAAACCATTTGATCTTGGCATCCTGTGAACATTGTCCACTGAGAACATTGCCATCGGTCCCTGCGTCTTGCCGGTTCTCCGTCCCCACAACAAAATATTTATGGATGCCCGGACGATCCAGTACATCAGCTGCGGCACATTATAATGCACCTGCACTAATTCATCCCGTGCTGCCGTTTGTATCATCCATTATTTCAGCGTCATCAAACTGAAGAGTCTTTTTAAGTTTTGCTTTTTTCAGGCGTTCAACAATTTCCTCCCAATTGTCCGGGAGCTGCACGTTTTGTATTTGAGGGAAAAATCCAATGATTATTCTCGGAGGTAAAATCTTATCATATGGCAGCAGCTGCCGGTCTCCGATAAGTTTTACAATAATTTCCTTTTCCTCGCGGATCACCAGCGCAGCCGTCCGGAAGTCTTCTTTCGCAATTGCTTTTTTATACAGCTCATTTGTTTTATCTAATAATCGGTCTATTCGTATGTCCCGGTTGTGTGATAGAGTCGTGCCGAAAAAATATTCTGCCGCTGTAAGGTCCCGGTATGCTGATGCCTGGCTGTAATTGAATTCTTTCTTCAGCATCGGAACAATTTTGAACGCTGAAGAATATCTTCGCAGTAGGTCCGCGGCAAAGTGCAGGCGCTTGTCAAGCTCCTCGAGCTTCTTCGATAAAACAACGTTACCGGTTTTGTCCTGGTAATACGCTATTAACTGGTCAACATCGCTGTGTGTGGTAAGATGCTGATTGTATATCTGTATGATCTCGTTATTCAATCGAATTTATTTTAAAACTGGTAATCATTTTCTTCGCGCCCTCGATAGCCTGAGAGCTTCCGCGCTTCGCTAATTCTATTTCTGCAACCCTCAGTTCATATTCGCTCCTGAGCATGCCGGCCCGGTAAGCTCTCGATACAGCGCTTGTCTTATCTTCAATTTCTTTTTGCAGATATTCAGCATCGAGTTCCATAATTTCTGCAATGCGCCCGGGTTCAAAAAACACAGCACCAAAATTTTCAATCTCTTTTAATTGCTCTTCAGTAAAATTCATTTCAGCCGCACTTTGAATGGATTATTTCCATGCATCACTTCTTTCATCCATGCGATATCAAACTCAGCCACGTCCCTGTGTGTGCAAATTACCCCGCGCTCAATCCTTGGGTTCCTGGTATCGTTGGCAGATCCCGAAACAGATATCCCCCACTGTTCATTGATCAGCACTGTCGCCTTTGCATGACAATGTGCTAATGTAATGGTGTCGAAGTTTTCTTTTGCCAAAAGGTAGGCCGGGCTTTTCTGCTCCTTAGTTTTGTAATCGAAAATGCAATGTATCGAGCGGATCACTTTTTTGTTTTTCAAATCCATAAAGGCTCTTACAGGATCCTCAGATATCGCCCATGTTGATTTATAAATATCCGCTGATCCCGTAATTGTCAGCAGGTAGCTGATCAGCTCGTGCATGCTCCATTGTCCACCGGTGCTGAAATGATAATGTTTATTCTGCTCGATGCCCGAAAGTTTTTGCTTGAACAATTTCAATGAGCCGGCATTCATAAATTCAACGTCACCGGCTGCTTCAGTAAAAGCGCCTTCATCATGCACTTTAACAGTTAGTTCTGTCGTCTTAAACAAGCTCATGCAGGTAGTTTGATAAAAGCGCTTTCCGTGCTTGCCAGGCTTTTACGTCCTCAGCGCGTTTCGTATTATTTTTCTGCTTGCTTATCTGAACGCTCAGCCGTTGTATCTCTTCCTTTATATCCAGGGCGCTCATCTCTTCCGGAAGCGATATCTCCGGTAGCTCAGGCGGAAGTTCCTTTGTTATTTTATAAAAATCAATCTTCCAATAAAGCTCTTGTAGCTCATCGTCAACGGCAAGTATCTTATGCGCAAGCTCACCGCGTTCTTGTTTCCCGGGTAAATTACAAAGCATGCTTTGCCGGTGTGCGTTTTGTTTGAATAAAAGTTTTGCAGCCTCAATCCAGTTCTGAACAACTTCCGGCAGCTTTGAAAAATCTTCCTCCGGATCGCTCAGCGTGCGTTTAAATTTATATACCGGTTTAACGTCCCTGCCCAGCTGCTGCAGTTCCTCCGTCAGCTTCTCCCGGTTGTAGTCGTCTTCGCCTTCAGCGAAGAGTTCCTTTAAATAATTGTTGGTCCCGTATTTTTTATAAAGCTCGACACCGGTGTTATAATCCTGCTTTCCGGAAAGCCAATCGGAAATTTCCATTTAACAAAAATAGGGTGCGGGCTTTCCGGTAGAAAGGACACCAAAATCACTTTCTTTTAAGCATCCATACAAAGCTCAGGTCTTCCCCCGGGCTGGTATATTTGAATCCGGCTTTTTCTAATGCATTATAAATATTTTCTGCAGTGTATCCTTCGCTGGGGTAATGCTCCTGCAGCATTTCAAATATTTCCTGGGTGGTAAAAAATTTACCTTCACTCAGCGCAGTGGATGGCTCGAAGTTTTCTTTTACAAAATCAATCAGCCTGGTAAACGCTGCCGGTGTTCCCTTTTCTTTTTTTTCCTCCTTTTTAAGGTCATTCCGTTCGGCAGAATTGTCTTCCTCGTTAATCTTAAATCCTATTGGTTTGTTTTGTCCGCTCATAAAAAGCCAGGGGTGTTTGCAGACAATTCTCCCGAAGAAGATCCACCTTATTCAATATATTCAGTGGCGCCCTGGCTAAATTTCAGCCAGAGGAGAATTGTCTGCACCGCAAAAGTATATAAAAACAGAAACCACCATTGTTGGATGGCGGTTCCCTTCAAAAACTAACCCTTATGAAAAACCTTGTTTCTTAATTTTCTTTCGGCTTGCCTGCGCCTTTTTTTAGCTTCAGGTAAAACCCTTCTTCCTTGCCATACTTTTCGAATAGCTCATCCGCTTTTTCAAGCGTTATCTTTCCGAAATCAATTTCCTCTCTCCCGAATTTTACAGGTAACACATTTCGTCTCGCAGGTATTACCTGCAGGTCATACTTTGCGGCTACTTCAGCCGGCATTTGTTCTTTTGTCTCTGACATGTTTTTGGGTTTTTTTAGGTTTATTAAAATGGAACGGGTAGTTTGTCGGCTGCCCGTCCCTGTTAATTATTCCTCAGTTATTAAGGATGCATGGTGATCACTCCGCTGTAAAGCTGAGGACCAACTTCGAAGCTCGATAGCTTCAGTAGTGTTCCGCGCACTCCGCTTTCGTTCTTTGCCAAATCAAACTCGCCTTTTATTTCGGCACTGAACATGCTCGACCCCAAAAGTAAATATTTTGAATCAACGGTTGGCATCAGGATGAGCACGTCATCATTCATCAGCACCTGGATGTTACCAAGGTCATCTCCGTCAACGCCCGGAACAAACACTTCTCCATCGAATTTGTAACCCGAGGCATCGCGCTCTGCCGATTGTGTGCCTTTAATTGTTGCACGGTCCCGGGTGCAATATCCCTCTCTCCAGCCTTTACCGACTGCGAAGGTGATATCCGTGGTAATCTCCACAACTTCTTTTGGGGAAGTAATGGTTAAATCGAGCAAATCCTTCGGACGTGGAATCACTACTGTATCGGTTCTCGATACAAAATAAAATTTCTGGGTGCCTCCGCCTACGTTGTAAGCTCTGCGCTGTTTCCCCTTGATGTTTGAATAGTCAAATGCTGGCATCTTTTATGATTTATTAAGTGTTGTCGTTATTGTTTGAAATTTATTTTGTTGTCTTCTTAACTTTCTTCAGTCCGCCAAATCCTTCATCCAAAAGTTTTTTCGCAAGCGCTTCATCAGTTTGAATTTTCTCTGCGGTGATAACCGTGTCCTGGTCGCCCTGCCTGTACCTGGCTTTAAGAATAGTAATTTCATATTCTTCGCCTTCAATCGAAACTTTCGGGTTGCCTTTTTTAACCTGCGCCTTTTCAACCTTCAGCCTTCCCTTAAGGTCAGATACAACCTGGTTTTGTTCGCTTATTGTTTGCTTCGCTGCGGCAAGTTCCTGCTGCAATTGTTCGATGGACTTTTCTTCTGCCATTGTTGGTTTGGGTTTTATTCTCCGGTTACAGTGATATAGGCGCTTTTGGATTCCGTATCCGATCCTCCGGCATTTGTTGCCTTTAGCGATACTGTATAGGTGCCTGCTCCTGAATATTCGTGCGTTGGGTTTTTCGCTGTCGAAGGCGGGGTTCCGTCTCCGAAAGCCCACTCCCGCGATGTTGGCGAATTGGTTGATTCATCACTAAACGTTACTGTTAACGGACCTGCTCCGCTGGTCGGTGTTCCGCTGAATTCTGTACCGGGCTTTTGAATTCTTAGCATTTCACTTCCGCCATTAAACAACTCCAGTGCAAGCTCTGCGTCTGCGGCAACGTCCTCAGCGGTTATTATAGCTCCGTCTTTTACCGCTTCTGGAAGAATAATTTCATAAATATCTCCTCCGTCCGGTCGTACTGTCGGATAATTATTTGTCAGCGCAGCCATTTGATTCTCCAAATCACCATACGCGGTCTGCAGCTCGGAAAATATTGTTTTGATTGCTGTATTGTCTCTGTGCATAAAATAAGCGCCCTTGCTGAGCTGTCCCATAAAGGCAGCCGCCTTTGTCTGTGTCGTTTCCCACGCAGCTTTTAATAGAACTACTCTTTCGTTAAGTGTTGGCATCTGCTTATTTTAATATTCGTTACTATTTAATTAGTAGTGCTGCCGGATTATGCCTGGTCATTAACCGCAAGCGCCCGTGCATTGATTTCTTTAAGGTTGATCCCTGATTTTGCATCAACCATCAGCTTGATGGTCCTTTCAAACTCCTGGCTCTTGATATCATTCTCTTCGCCAATTGAATCCACTCCATATACAATATTTTGTTTTGGAGTACATACTACCCGCTGAGACGAACCGAACCCCGCTTCCCTGACTATGGTGCATAAGGATCCGTCAATGTTCACTTTGCCAACCTGCATGCCGCTGTAATCCATGTTGCCTCCGAAATCTAACCTGTACTTTCTTACATACCAGTCAAAAATGGTTGGCGATACAAGCATCTGTGTCGGCACTGATTTATAAGCTTCGCCCAATCCGTCATATACCAGTTCCAGCTTGTCAATCACATTCGCTGACGTGATAGCCCCTGTTACAATCGGTACAACGGTGGTGGCTGTTATTTCTGCGGTAATCAGCGTAAGCAATCCGTCCATGATATCGGTTGGGGTGGTGCCGGCTGCGTTATATACTCCTTTGTAAAGTGCCTTCAGCCTGATGTTCTCCTGTACTTTGGCGATGATGTAATCCATTATAAACTGTTCAAACGGCACATCCACATTGCTGGTCCCTTTTTTCATTTTGCTTCCCAGCCACGATTTTTCAAGGTCTCCGGGCACCAATAGCAAATCCACCTTCCAGCGTCTTGCTTTTAATATCCGCGCTCCGAAATTCAGCGAGCTTGCTGTGCCTGTGAATGTGGTGTTGTTTGCCGGCTTAACCAGATCATCAATGCCCAGGTTAGGTAACGGTACTTCGTCTTTTACATCGTCCCACACTTCCATGCGGTCCTCAATGCCCATCCCTAACAGCATTTCGCTGATCAGAACGTCTTTGTCCTTCCGGAAGTACGCTCCCAGTGCTGTATTTAATGCGCTGATGTCAAATGCAGAAAATGCAAGTCCCTCTTGTCCTGCATACGCCAGATTATATACTACGCCTCCGCCAAACAGCCACGGGGCTGCTTCCGGTACCCCGGCTGCCTGTGATACAAAGATTGAACCGGCTACCAGCAAGAGCAGGCTGGTGATGATGTTTAAAATTTTGAATGTTCTCATTTTATAAATCGTGTTTTAATTTTTACTGTTGTGTTTTTTCGTGCGTTTTGTTATTCAGGCCTACGCTTCAACCCTGAGGTTTTTCTTTTTCTTATCCGCCTTCAGCTCCCAGCTGTTCTTGGGCTTGTCTTTGTTCTCATCGGTTATTGTTTCTTCCCCAAGTTTTCCCGGTGCGCCCGATGTGTCTCCTGGTTTTGCTTCCAGCTCCGTCACCTTTGCTTTCAGCGAAGTGATTTCTGTATGGGCTGCTGCCAGGTCGCCTTCGGCTTTTGTTTTGGCTGTGGTCAGATTGGTAATCTGTGTTTCCAGGTCGCCAAGCTTCGCAACCTTAGTATTGAGTTCCGCCAGTTTTTCCGGTGTGGTTTCCACTTCATGGTCTTTTCCGGTTTCAACGTTGAAGAATGCCGCCAGTGCAGTCCATGCTGCGAGAATTTTTAATTTCATGTTTGAAATATTTTTTGGAAGTGTTTGTTCGTTTCGTAATACAGCCGATAACGTTGTGTTGAGGGTTGCCTCGTCCATCTTTATTTTTTTTCCTTCAGCATCAAAAAGCGCCAGTGAATTTTTGTTCGCTGGAATATCCACAACAGAAATTTCCATCAGCTCGCATTTTGTAATGGTTGGTCTGGTCTGTCCTTTTTCCATCAGCGAAGGATCATTGCTGGTTTCAATTATCCTGAAACCGATGGATGCCGCGCGGATAAAATCTTTCTCCACCTTATTATTTAGGTCCTTGCCAACCGGGTCATCGGTGTCAAACACCGGTGTTGCAAAAAGTTTGTTGTCTTCGGTTGCGATTTCTTCCCAGCGTATGATAGGTCCGCGGTAGTTCGGGTCGTTATTCCAGAAATTGTCTCCTGTATTATGGTTAAAAAAGCCAACGGGGTTTTTTTTGAAATTCTTCAGTTGTATTCCTGAAGTAATTACACGAAATCCATATACGTTAACCGAGTCGTCTGAACAGAGAAACTTCTTTGGCATAATTTGAGCCACAAAATTATAAGCGCCTCAAACTCAATAAAAGGACAGGAAAATTTACGGCTGCGGTGGTATAATTGGTTCGCCTCCGTCACCGGGATCCCATGGCGGTTCTACAATGAGCAGCAGATCCTGCAGGTTAAATGCAAGCGGTGCCCGGTCGGTTGTTTCCCTCGTAAAAGTGAGTGTATAGCCGTTCCGGTTCGGTCTCGTTTTGTTTGTCGAATATTTTTTCTTCAGCTCCATCCCGCTTTTTTCTCCTTGTAAATTTATGGCGCCCGCAAAACGGCTCACGTTGTTGTTGTCGCGTATGATCATCATGAATTGCCGGTATTCCATCTGCTCAAAATTTACCCACCGGTTTAAATTTTCTTTCGCCACGTCCGCCTCCAGTTTTTGCTTGTAAATAATTGCTCCGTCCTTTATTGTTTCATCCTCGCTGAATTCTCCGGTATCAATCACAAAATACATATAATACCACCCTTCTATACCGGCAAGCACAATCGCTGAAGTGTCTAATTCGTTATCAACCAGTTCGGGTATATCGGCAATGTTTTCAATGGGCAGAAACAATATATCCCGCACCGTTCCTACGTTGTAACCCTTTTTTTTAAGTATGTTTTGCATGATGTTTTTTTGGGGACAGAATTCCCATAAATTATTTTCTAATTGATTATCAGCGGGCTTTCCCGTGACAAAAGTTTTCTGCGGTATCTTTCATATGCTTTTTTTATCGCCTCATAAGCAAATGAGCCGTCATTGAACCCGAATTTATCCATAAATTCTTCGTATGCCTGTTTTGAGTTTGCCGCTTTATCTGACCTCCTCGCATCAATGTACATGCACATTTGCTCCTTTATAATATCTTCCAGAAATGAGTTGAACGCGGCTACGCTCGATGATGTCAGCAGGTGTCCGTGTCTGAAGAATACGTCCTCCGATGTTCGGATGATCACCCGCTGCGTATAGCCGGTAAGGCGGATGTATTTGTCCTTGTGTGCGGTTTGGTTCCGTAATAGCAGGTGAAAATGTTTGCCTATGTAAGAATGACAGTTCATGTCCACCGGGTCTCCGAATCGTCCATGCAAAAATGTTTTTATATACGGCTTTACGGGAATTGAGATTGTAACCATTGCTGCTTTGGCAAAATTAGTTATAGTTGTTTTGCTCTGGAATATGCCTGCGCGTTATTTGCTGCCAGCATCGTCTTCGTTGTTAATAACCACCGTTGCCACCCACTTTTTTTCCCCCTTGCGGTGTATGTACATTTGTTTGTCGAATGAATGAAACTCCCAGTAGTTCTCATCCGGAAATGCATTGCCTATTTCCTGCAGCGCCTTCACCACTTCGTTCACTGTATAATGTTTTGCCGATGGTGTCGCATTCAGTATATCAGTAACATACGTATATACAAAGGCAATGTACCGTCTCTCCTCCTGGTTCTTCAGGTCCCGGAGCGGAATGTGAACACATTGAAATTTGTTCAACTCTGTTATTTTATCGCGATGCGCTTCTTTCATTCAATAAACTTAATAGTTATAAACAATCCATCGGGTGTATGTATCCTCAGCGTAGTCGCATCCCATTCCGGAAAAAACGGCTCCGGGTGCTCTGGACTTTTGCACAACCGCTCGATGATGCTGTACAGGTAGCTCGGATATTTATCCTTCAGCGCATCCTTGATGGTATTATATTGTTCCACCAGCACAGCAATAATATCGCTCGCCTTCTCCTCGAACGGTCCCGATGATTGCCTGTGCTGAATCAGTTCAAGTTTCATTTAATAATCTTTCTTACGTTGGTGCCCCTCTTTCCGAAATAGAACCCGGGTGCCGGTTCCCCTTCAACCGGTCTTCCGCATAAATCATATATTACCTCTCCGGGTAGTTTTGTGATGTTTCGTACTATCGTAACGTTAGAGTATGCCCTTCTTCCCTGTTTGTTTTCAATCCTCGCTCGGTAATAAATTTCCTCCTTCGTGTCAATGTGCTCGGGTTCTCTTGGGTAAAAACTCTGTTTAACAGGTCCTGCCGGTGCCATGCAGGGCTGCGCTGAAACAAAACGAGCAATCAGCAAAAGCAAAATAACAAACCGAAGCATGCATCAAAATTCGGATGATACGCTTCTGAATAAAAGGACAATAAAATGTTAACCTGACAGCGCCAGCATGGTTTACGTTTTCAATTCGAACCAGTATCTGTCAATCATCCTGTTATAATCAGTATGCTTCCACCATTGAAAAGTTCCGTTGTTCAGCCATCGCTGCATATCCTCATCCTTCACCCATTGCAGCTTCAGCGCGCTCAGCTCCATCAGCAGGTACCACGATTGCTCTCCGCTTCCCATCGTTTCATAAACTGTGAAGAGGCGGAATTTATCCTTTGTGTTCGATATTAATTCTCCGCGCAAAATTTTTTGCCGTTCCTCTTTTTCGGGGTTGATGGCAGTAGTGGTATTTTTTTCGGTCATTTTTTTTGGTTTATGCGTTTACGGTAGTTGAGCGACTAAAACCTGTTACATTTGTTACATCACCACTTTAGAGGTATATCCTTCTGGGTATTAATCATTCTGATGGTGCTACTTATTTGTAACAACACGTAACAAATTCATTTTCCATTTTGTAACAATTTGTAACAAAATGTAACAACTAACCTCATTTTTAGCGTGATTTTTTATTTTGTTACATTTTGTTACATTTCTGTATCGCTCTCCCCATCTGCCTTTCATTGATATTTTCATATAATTTTTCAATCATTTGTAACAAAAAAATCCAAGTCGCTGAAATACGCTTTTCACCGAAAAAAAATATACGAGCAGGGTCTTCCAACCAATATTTTTTCAATTTCTCACTACTACTACCCCATTACCTAATATCATTTGCTGCTATTTTTAGAAGTATTCCTTTGATTTTTAGCGTTGTAACAAAATTGTAACAAAATTCAAAAAGGCAAATCCTCCTGCTTTCCCTTACCATTCTCACCCGCATCAGCTGTCTGCCCCCAGCTTTTATCCTCCGGGTGCTCATGCATCTTCGCCTCCTGCACCGCCTCCGGATCCAGCCACCTTCCTTCAATCTCCTCCTTCAGCAGAAACTTTTCTATCTTAAATACGTAGGGCCGGCCATGGCACGATACATATATCCGTTCCACCTTCATTTTTCCGGTTTCCGATATCCGTTCCCATTTTGGATACGCGTAGCGCTTCACTTTGTGCAGCTTTCTCAGCCGCGTTGAATCAAATCCTTCTCCTGCTGCTGCCTTTGCCATATCGCTTGTATCGTATTCTTTGCCTTCATACGTCCAGATGTGGTACTGTTCAACCTTCAGGCTGTCCTCCAGCACATGCCGCAAATAATTTTTCTCGTATTTGCGTTTCATGAACGTCTCATTGATGTCATCCGGTGTCATCAGGATTTCACTCACCCCGTGGTCAAAAAACATATCCCTGATGTGCTGCCTCATCTCCTTTTCCACCGTACTCCGCGAGAAAGCAATAACCTTCTTCAGCGCATCTGTCTTTATCAGTTCCGGGTAAAACCATGCCCTGTGCAGCTGCTCCGTTTTTAATTTCCGTTTATTCAGGTAATCCAGGAATGCCGGCATTTCTTCTTTCATCAGCTCCAGCATGTTTACAAACAGGTCCTCTATCACCGGCACCTTCCGGATCCAGTACCGCACATCATCCTCTCCTGCATAAATAAAATTTTCTTCGTTGTTGGTGTTGAAAATAAACTTGGCGAAAAAATCAATTTCAATGTGATCTTTCCCTTTCGCGTTCATGAAAATTTTTGTGCCGGTGCTAAGCGCCTTCACTTTTTCAACCACTACTGTTTTATCAATCTTCGCCTCTTCGCAAATCACCAGCAGCTTGCCGGCCCAGCTTGCATTAAAATCATTTGCCAGTTCAGCGTTGCCAACTATTGCCACGTTCTGGGTGAAGAGTTGTTTCATCCAGTTGGCAAATGTGGTCTTGCCGGTATTGTTCTCTTTGCTCACTAAACAAAGTATCGGCAATGTCTGCTGAGGATTTTGATATAGTAGTTGTAAATAATCCAACCCGATGTCCAGCTCAGTCACCGCAATCTCCCCTTTGGTTTTATGTTTAACCTTTACTTCCTTGTCTCCGAAAATGTGCTTCAGGAACGAGATGGTATAAAAATATTCTCCCTCGTTCGGCTCGTGTTCAAACGGAAAATACATGTTGTAGCAGCTGTGAATGATCTCCTGGTAATTGGTGTGGTCGGGTACATTGCAGAATGCTTTATACTTCGGAATGTGATTCACAAAATTTTTTCCGAAGTCATCAATGATGGTCTGCTTCATCCTGCGGTGAAATGTTTTCTCCAGCTCCCCGAGCTTATTCGGTATCTCTATCTTCTCATAGTAATGATCTCCCACCCTGAAATATTTTTTCGCATCTGCCGGCACTATGATTTCGCAGATTGATTTTTCCTCGTTCCATTTCCACTTCGTGCCGTTAAAAAAAAACTCCTTCTTCTTCAAGTCTGGAACCGCCTCGCTGTGAAATTCCACGAACACATTAATGTCATGCAAACAAAAATGTTTATGAATCTTCGAAGTCGAATAGCTCATGTCCTCTCGCCAGTAATATTCCCCCGGTTTGCTCACCTGCAGCAGGTCCTCTATGATTTCCTTTTCCTTTCCGGGAAGCGCAATCAGCAAATCATCCAGTCCTTTCGGTAGCGTGGGTGGAAGTTCCCCGTCCATGGGAGGGGGTGCGGGCGGATTCACATATGCAAAATATTTGTGCACGTCATAATCATCCAGCAGCCGTTTTATTGCAACACAGCTGTTGAAAAACTGGTTGGGGCGTTTGTAAATATCATCAGCAGCTTCAAGCGCTTTCAGCGAAATCTGGTTGCAATCCGCATCAGCTAACCATATCACATTCTCCACCTGGCATTGTCTTATCAGCTTGATGATATCCGAATGAAGAGTTCCCTTTTCCTTGTCCTTATAGTGTGTGATGCTCGACAGTCCGATAATATCGAGCCCGTGCATGGCTGCTTTGAAAGCTTTGAAATAGCCCTCCGTCAGCACCAGGGTTTTTATTTTCTCGTTCTTCTCATACTTGTCAATTAACCCGGGCGGGAAAAACGGGTAGCTGCCGGCTCCTTTCGGAATGTGGTACTTGTGTTCCTTCCCCTTGCCGTCAATTTGCGGAGTGTGATATCGGATCAGCTTATAATCCTTCTTCATCCGGCTGTCATCGCCCTTGTACGTAATCAGCAGCCGGTCTAAGTCATATACCAGGATGGAAATTCCCTTTTCGCATGGCTCGAAAATTTTAAGCGGCACCAGAATATTCTCACCCGGCTTCTCCGGATCCGTCCGCCACAGCCTTACCTTGTTTATTTTATCAGTGATGCCGTACAGCTGCATCCTCTCCTTAAAATATTTCTCCCCAAGGTTTAGCTTCTCTTTCCCGTTCCCGTTCAGAAAAGTCTCAGGCTCCTGTTTGTTCTTCTCCATTATAATTATGTAAACTCAAACCGTTCATTCTCTTTTACAATGGTGGTGGCAAATGGAAATTTTTCTTTCGGAACTTTTTGTATCGTATCAATCAGCGCCACCGAGCCGGTGAACACCACGTGCTTGGTTTCTCCGATTGAAATTTGCATGTACAAACATTTGTTGTTCCCGTTTCCATATTTCGAATCCTCGATACGGAAATCATGAACCGTAATTTCCCGGTTCAGTATTCTGTCCATTTTTATTTTATCACCGGTGAAGCTTTGCAGCTCCGTCTTTATTCCGAAGTCTTTAAACCTGTTCATGCAATAATTTTTTGAGTAAATGTTTGCAATTGCCATGCTTTGCCCAGCCGTTGTAGGATGCTATTGATTGCGGATTTTTATTGTTCGCAATCATCCGCGCAAAGTTTTGCTTGATGGTTTTGCGCAGTCTCGTATGCGTATGATAGAAAACGTACCCTGTAAAATCAATCCCCCGGGCCGCAACCGGGAATACCTGGTAATTGTCTTTAACAGTAAGCTTTAAATGCTCCTGCAGGTAAATTTTGATATCGGAAAGCAATTGATGCAGCGAAGGTTTATTGCCTGATAAAAACACCAGGTCATCGGCATACCGGAAATAATGTTTTACCCGCTTGATTTCCTTCAGCCAATGGTCAAAATAAGTCAGGTAAAAGTTTGCAAAGTACTGACTGAGATAATTTCCAATCGGCAGCCCGGCTGCGCTGGCAATTATTTCATCCAGCAGCCATAACAGATTCTGGTCCTTGAATTTTCTGCGAAGCAGTTGTTTCAAAATCGTATGATCAATGCTCGGGTAAAATTTCTTTATATCGAGCTTTAGGCAATATTGTGTGCCTGGCACATCAAGTAATGCGCTGCGCACTCCGTCCGCTGCAGCATGAATTCCCCTGCCTTTAATACAGCTGTATGTATCAGCCGTGAACGTGGAAACGAAAATGGGTTCCAGTATATTCATCACTGCATGATGAGTGATCCGGTCCGGAAAATACGGTAGCCGAAAAATCTCACGTTCCTTTGGTTCATGAATAATAAACGTGGTATATTCCGAAGTGTGGTATGTTTTGTTTTTAAGCGATTCGTGAAGCTTCAGAATATTTGCTTGCCGGTTCCTATCATGAACAATTATGCCGTATTGCTCAGCTTTCCCTTTCCTGGCTTTAATGTCTGCGAGTCGCAAATTTTCTATGCTGATTATTTTCTCGTACAAATTGCTTAATCGTTTCATTGCTTTGCTTTTAAAAGTCGCTTTCCTTTTTCGGGTACTAACGCCTTTTATTTAAAAGTTATTTTTTGCCGTGTTGGCAGGGTCTGCGTTGCTTAAAATTGTTCAGCATAGCTGGGAGCTGACATTCGTATTCGTGTTCCAGTTATCGTAATTCGTGTTCGAGAAGCTGAAGCCTGACCACGGAAGACCAACCCTCTCGCAGCGCACAACCTGTTTAATTATTTTGAAAACAGAAAATATTCCTTGTACAGTTCTGAAAATTGCTTCCCTGCATACTCCGCAAGTTCCCGTGTTTTAAAGCAAAGCCGGGAGCCGACAGCCGTACCCGCGCGCCAGCGAACGTAAAACGTGCGCGAGAAGCCGAAGCCCGATGGGTTCTCATCATTGGCTTCTATTTCAAACCACGGGAAATATTTGTATTCATCGCTGTCGTTCCAATTCGGCTGCCATCCTTCATTTAGCGCTTCAGCAACGATGATTAATTTGTAATGTGCAGTTAATGCCTTCCGATGTTTTTCCGACAGTGCAGAGACATCGGGCAATAGTTCCGGTTTTAAATTAAGTGCCGCGCAGGCATCTTCAAAGGTTTTGATTTTGTCCATGTTGATTTATTTTAGAGAGTTAAAAATTCATTATAAATTTCTTCAAATTGCTTACCGGCATATTCCGCAAGCTCCTTCGTTTTAAAGCAAAGCCGGGAGCCGACAGTCGCATTCGCGGCCCAGCCATCGTAACTCGTGCCCGAGAAGCCGAAGCCCGATGTCTTCTTTTTCCATTCAAACCATGGAAAATATTTTGCCTGGTTGCTATCGGTCCACTCAGGCTCCCATCCTTCGTTGAGTGCACGTGCAATGAAGATTAACTTCGTGTATGCAATTATTGATTCGCTGTCTCTCTTCAGTGTTTTTTGTACTACACCCGGAATTGCGTGTGTGGGCTCTACAATGCCTAACACCTCGCATGCATCCTTAAAAGTTTTTACACGGTCAGTTATTTTTTGCGTAAAAGCATCCTGTCCAAACAGAGCATGCATGAGAATTTTTCCTGCTGCGTCAATCTCATTATACGCTTTAAGTGCTTTTGACTTTTCAATTTGTAGTGTTTCCATATTTATTTTTGATTAGTATTTAAAATCTGTCCAGTGAATTATTTTACCCTTCCACATTTCCATTCTTGGAGTAAGTTTTTTGAAAAACCATTTTGCCATTTGCCTGGGAGAAGAAAATCCATCATTGCGGGCTAATGCTTCAATATCGCTTTGAGAAAGCGGCCGGTCATCAATTTGTGCGTGTAAATAATCTGTAGGGTGATCCCGGGCGGTTAAGATTATTTTTTGCAATCGCTGACAGATGTAAACTTTCTCTGTACAAACTTGGTGTGGTCGTTTTGAAGGATTGCGTGGGCTTCCCATCCAGTGTTGAATAAACAAACCCTTTCTCCATCTGTTCCCTTTATCTTCCCGGAGAGTATGAATTTTCACGCCTGCTTTTATTAGTGGCGGAAAACGTTTATTCGAGTATGTCAGTATCATAACTCTTTCAATTCCGCATCAATTTTTACAATGCTGTTCATCAGGCTTTTTACAAACTCCATATGAGCATATGAGAGGAATTCTTTTCCAATCTTGTCATGGCTCAGTTCAATCTGTTTGCTTTCGTTTTTGAAAATAATCTTTTCCGGTACCATGGATCCAAGCAGCTTAAACGTCTCTGTGCATTTTATCCGTGTTTCAGCAAGCGCTTTTATCTTTCCCCAATTTTCCCATTTTTCAATTTTCATTTTTTTACTTTTTCTGTTTTTCCGCTGAGCTTCGGTGCCGGCTCCCTCAGGTCCCCGGGAAGATGTTTGTAATCCCCAATCTCGACATGTGTGAAATAAAACCGGTTCCACAATCCCTGGTATTCTTTTCTGGCAAGCTCCTCGCTGCCAAGGTTCAGATGCTCCGTTCCGCGTATCGCATGCCAGTATTCAATCGTAATCACTTCCTTCTCCTGCCTGAAGCGTTTCACCTGCAGCAGGTCCACCGGGTGCGCTCCGTCCCTCAATGCTATCATATAAAATCTCCGGATGTTCATTTCTCTTTTATTATTTTATATAACCCCATGCCGTAAACGAATTCTCCTTTGTTTGTCAAATCAGTATTCAGCTTCTGTAAATTCGGTTGAATATATCCTGCACCGGCAATCGTATTAATCAGCCTCTCGATGCTGTTGTCCGATGCAATCAGGTCATTAGCGAAGTACCATTTGTAAATTGTCGGGTCGTTAATAACTGTTTGCTGCATAGTTTGAGTTTTTAAAGAAGCCGGTCTTTCCCGGCTGTCATAAGCACTGTTCTGTCAGCTGTCGGCTCTTAAGCCGCTGTTCCGTTTTTTTTCGTCCTTCCCCGGGAGTAAGAACAGGGGCGACTCTCTCCGGTTCCGGGAATCTCCAGCGTGGCATGGCTACTGTCCATTTTGTTCGTTATCCATGCTGTACGAACGACAATCCCTCTGCTATTGAGATTCTTCTTCATCTGACGGGTTGAGCGCAAGAAAGGAATCGAACCTTTACTTTCTTCCTGGATGGAAGCTGTGCGGGACTTTCTTTCGAAAGTTATCCTGTAAACACTCCTTGCGCATATTGTCAGCCGGCAGGGACTCGAACCCTGGTTTCGCGTGCATTCATTTTAACGGTTTATCCTGCACCCGCGTATTTCCCTTTAATACTACCGGCTCAAGGGCATCAGGGATCGCCCTACTCGTCTCCTTCGCCTTGATGAGTGCCTCCTGCCTCATCAGCATTGGTTTCGGCTGCCGGTGTTTCCGTTTTCCCTGCATTCAGTTCCGCATTAATCCCGGTAATGCAGTCGGTAAACTCCTGCGTGTCTTTAAGCGCTTCCAGCTTGTCTTCTGCTTCTTCGTTAAGCAGCGAAACCGGTTTCGCTTCATTGTTCTCAACATCATAGTTGAGTTCATACTCCGTGCCCTGCACGGTTACTTTTTTTGTTTGCATTGTTTTTGTTTGTTTAAGTGATTAATATGAATGAGAATTTAAATTAAATTTTATATTCAGCGCCTTCCATGGGTTTGTCGGCTGTTGCTACAATTCCTTCGCGTACCAGGAATCGTGCTTCTTCAATTTCTTTTTGTATCCTTTCTTCCAGCTGCTTCGATTTCTCTATGGCTTTTTTCCATTCATCTGTCATGCCGGTAAGATGATTGCTGAAACAAAAAGTATATATGATGGGTTTCCCCGAAATATTAAACCCGCTCACACTTATCTGGTGTTTTACATAATGCGGATCCTGGGAACAATGACCTTGCAGGTATACGGTACCGTGCGCTTCGGAAAGGAAACTTTTTAGTGAAGGTTTGTATATGATCATACCGGTACCTCCTTCTTTCTGCTAACCGCCTCATACCATATCTTCCAAAGTTTTGCATAAGGAAAGAAATCCATTTGATCGGCATCTTCCTTTGATTTTGCTTTCCATTCCTCATCGGCAGCCACATGATTATAAACCCATTTTATAAATGGCGCGAGCATTTCAGGGAAGTCATAATATTTAATCATCAGCCGCTGGTCCTCGTCACCGCAATAGGTTATCAGGTCCCATAGTTTCTTCTTTCCCTTATTGGTGACAAAATATTCTCCGTGCCCGGTTTCTTTTTGCAGCATGCGGATTAATCCGCTGTCATGGATCCAGTTGTTTGTGTTCAGCCGGTGCCATTTGTTCAGAGGATTAAAGTCCTTTGCTTTCAGCATGTCCTCTTTTTTTACAATTGTGTTTTCCATTGATTGAAATTTATTTTATAGGCTGTTTTGCCTGGTGTAATTTCCCTCTGCAGTCTTTAACGCTGCAACGGAAATCCGAAAGCTTCGCACCTCGAATTTTTTCGAAGTCATAAACTTTATTGCAAGTGGTACACCGGGCTTTCATAATTAATATTGTAGAGCTTGCGCCATTTCCACTGGCGGATTTTTTTTATTAGAATATCTGAGAGCTGTTTTAGCAAATCTTTTTTGGAACTCTTCGTTCGAAATCATTTCCCCGCTCCTTCTTGTGCTGCTTTTGTTTTTCCGCCTTATTATTATCAGGCTGCCGGATGGAATGCGTGCAGTAATTATCGGATCGGGTTCTTTTTTTTGTTTAAGGTATTTTTTACCTCGTCCCAAATCCAATCCTGAATTTGTTCCGCACAATGAATTATCTGCGCAGATGCGCTTGATTTGTTCTGGTGTCCGGTGAAGATTCAAGAGTTTCCTTTTCTTCCTCACATTTTTTCTATTAAAAGTCCGTTTTCCATCGCTTAGCTGATTAAGCAATTGTGAAATTTCAACATCGCCCATAAGTGGCAGCCAGGCTTTCAGGCATCGCTCTTCTTTTATTGTCCATTTTCTTTGGTATTTTATATGCTTTAGTTGCAATGCCCTGGTGAGGTTTCGTAAAACAGTAAAGCCAATTTGTTTTTCCTGCCTTCTGTTTTTATTAAGCTGATGCAATAATTCCTTATTGGTAAGCTGATGAAAATTGTTTTTGATACAGGATATTTCCGCGTCTGAAATATTGGTTTTGTTTTTCGGAACAAACGGTCTCCGGTATCCTCTCCACCTGGAAGCTTTGCCGCAATATTTACAACGCCCGTCATTGGGGTGTTTTA